TAAATGAAGATTACTTGCATAGTACTCATCTCTTGTTGTGACAAGTTCAGGAGGTAATTCCTAGTGAATAATGCAGAAATAGTAGCAAGCCCTGCTATTACTCCTCCTGCTATTATGCCAGCATTCTGAAATATACTCCCTAGAATATGTTCCAGGTACAGTACTAGGTTGAACGACAACAATAACGATATGTAATTTGCAAGTGCGGGATTTGTTGAATACTCATTGAAGTCAATCAGGGTTACCAGTAGATCGACGAGAAAAGTTGAGTATATTATACCTTCGTTGATTCTGTAAAACACAGTTGCCAGTGAACCTATTAGTCCCATAAGAAGATTATTTAGTTCGTGTATTAAAAACATATGTTTTAGCTCTAAGGCTCTTCAGCACCTTCTGCTAACAGTTATGAGTTATCAGCGTGGATCCTGAAAAATAGGTAATATCCTAAGGAGTCATTTGAGGGTATAGGCGTCCTATCGGCAACTAGTGCGTGTAATAATGCTCCGCTTAGCTCAGATATATAAGGGAATACTTCTTTTTTCTTTATATATAGTAGTATAGGCATCCCGAAAAATCCTACTAAGAAATTAGCGATGTTGAATATATCTTTAATCCTAGAATCTTTTGTTTTCGCGTCAACCTTGTGTAGTTTTAAGTATACTTTTGTTACGAAGCGTAAATACAACGAATAATAAGTGGTTATTAGGAAATTAGGGTTATCAGAATTTAATACCTCTTTGTAGAACTCATCTTCATTTTTCTTCAACCCGTCAATAAGTTTTTGTAACCCGTTCATTACCATATTAACGTATTCTTCTATGGTTACGTTACTGCCAAACATAAATCCAAAATCTTTCTTTATTTTTTCAGCTTCTTTTGAGAGTATTTTTGACCTGTCTTTATCTTCATTTAGGATTAACATTAGCATACCCTCATACTCATACTGTTTGGCTAAATAATCCCACATCTCCTCTAAGCGGACAGGGAAATATTCTTCTAAAAGGAGAGAAAGGTTAGCTAACATAGTTACCAAAACTAATATAGTAGAATAGTATATTTAACTTTGCATCGGTTCTTGATTTTTCAACCGTAAAGCCTTATTCATATCTTTAATGCTACAAACAGCATTAATATCCCCAACAAGTTGCTAAGCCGTTTGTAAATGGGTTATCATACTTAGCAAATCCATCAAACATATGTGTTTAAATATTTGCTTGGCAAACACGTATACTTGGGGATTAGAATGCTGGATAAAATAGTTGGGAAAGTAACCGTAAAAGAAGTATTCTTTGAGCGTGTGGACGGTGGTGGTGTCTTTGTGTACAAAATAGAGAATAATGACGACAATAACGACATATATTTCGGAGATTTCTACATTGCGACGTTTTATAACAAATCATATGAAGCAGTGTGGGGAGTAGGATCGGATATCGAATCCGCACTTGAAAACGCGGAAAGGGAATGGAAAAGAGAAAAAGGTGACGAGTATCCAAATCCATTCAGAGAGGCTTTAGAAAAATTAAAAGTTAGAGAGGCTTTTGAGTTATCAAATAAAGATGACAACATATTGAATAACTACTAAATATAGACCAAAACAGGTGTTTTTAACGAAGCGAACGACAAGCCCTGACCCCTTACTCATCCATTATTTTTAAAGCAAATATGTTAAGTTATAGACATGAGGAGAGGGTACAGGAAAAAAATAAGGAGAATAAAGACACGCAACCACGACCTACCTATATTTTCGTTCCCTTGGGAGTGTTACAAGGTCAGGGAAATAAGCGATGATGTGTATGAGCTATTACAAGCAGATTGTAACGACCCAGAAGCTAAAAGGAAATCCAAGACTTCAGTAACAATAAACGTGAAAAAGAGGGGTATATACAACGTTTTATTATTTCCAGAGAAAATAGTTGTAAAATTAGCGAAAGAAGATCATAGATACAATGTTACTAGTTTACTATTTCTCCCCAGGAAGGTCTATGATCTGCAATTTGACGACCAGAACCTTATTATAAAATATGTATATCCTTCGGGGCAAAAAGTAAGCACTGTGAAGATCAAATTACTCAAACCAGTTGTGTTTGAGAGAGACCAAAGAGACAAATACAGTATATTGAAGTTCTGGAAGCCTGAAGATTACCAGGTTCTTAAAAAAGAAATTCTTGAAAGGGTGGAAGTTGATGCGAATAAATGATTATATAAAATTGAACGACACAGACCCAGAGAAGGCACTGTTGAAAGTAGATTACAATACGTTATTGCCCATGTTCGATAAATACTACACACAGGTGTATGAGGGCAATGTAAAGTTCATTGATTTTCCCTACATGGAGAAGCAGTATATTGACTTGTCCAGAAAATATTACATGGAAGGTATTGCCGATTTAACGGTTCTCATGATGCATACAATATACCAAATAGCGATAGACAGAAAGGAACACAAGTTCATGAAAATTAGACCTGTACCAATAGATACTGGTCAAACTACGATCATCAGTGGGGAGGCTAGGGGAGGGAAATCCTCATTAGCGTTGTGGCTCGCCTATGCACTGTACGGCGACTGGGACGTCGCCATCGCCCACATAATTATCGACCCTCTGCAACTCGACGACCTAATTGAGGCAATGAAAAATTACGGAATAAATAAGATCCCGATGATAATTATAGACGACGCTGGAATAGGTTTCGGGAAGCAGGTAGGTAAAATGGATAGACTGAGACTAGAAAAGATACATAAATACGCACAGACATGGGCGATAAAGTTCAGTAACGTGCTTTTGACTATACCGTCGGAAACGAGACTGTCTGGTGTATTGATGAAAGCTATGCCATCGTCGTATGCTATAACAGTAGTACCACGGACGATGACTACATCTGAGGCACACGTGTACAAGAACGTTGTGAATATTGCTGGGAAATTACTAAAAACTAAATACCCGCTTAGAGATTATAACAGTGTTAACGTCGGGCTTATACTTAAGAACGAGCTAAAAAAGAAGTATTCACATGTAGTGTATACACCAAGGTTACTACCAGACGAAGCTTACGTGAAATATAAGCAACTCAGAGAAGACTACCTATACATTATTGCGAAAATGTGAAACTTTTTTCCCAGACGGGACTGAGGAGTAACTCAACCTACTTATTATTTCTCCTCTTCTTAATGGGAACTCCGTAGCGATAGCTGTCAGGATGCCGTAAAGTATTCCAGCTACTCCGAAAAGTTCCTGAAATAGTAAAGTCCACAGATAGACCCCGTAGCTTACCTCTCCAAGGAAGACCGTTATACGATTAAGTACTTTAGGTGGGTTCAGAATAAGGAGGGCGAAAGCGGGTAACGCCAGGTTGTAAATCAAGAACCTTGTGAAGAGCTCATATACAAATTCATTATTAGAGGAAAATACCAATGCAGTAAAAACATATTGAGCGTAAAGTATTAGTATGAAATATTTGGCTTTTTTGTTGGTTTGTTCATCTTTCTGTTTCTTCTTCAAAAGGTAAGCAATTATCCCCCACCCATATGCCCCTAACCAGAAGGGTGGCATAAGGTAAAGTAAGTGGAACTCGTTGTAGGGGAGGAGGACGATAAAGAGACTATAGGAAAACGATATAAAAACCAACAAAACAGCTGTTTGAAACTTTGCTTTATCATCCATTGCATGAATGAAGGGGATAGCTAAGTACATCCATTCTTCCAGCTGAAGAGACCAGAAGAGGTAATGAAAGGAAAACGGTGTAAGAACGAAGGAAACGAACACAAAATGGAGTAACAAGTCGTAATATGTCACCCTCAGATTGAACATATATCTGTCGGCTAAGAATACTACGACGACGACGAGGAAATAAAGTGGCCATATCCTCCTCACCCTTCTTTTGAAATAACGGGAGAGCGAGGGGTTTTCATCTAGTCTGCTCATGAGGAGAAATATCGATAACTCGAAAAACAACGGAACACCTAGCCAACCAGGACGGAAAAACGCAAGGGGGACTATCTGAAGAGTCCACAGATGATATAAAGCAACTGACAAAGACGCGAAGAAACGTAATTGGGCTATTCGCGGGTCATACTTCATCTTAGTCGCCTTGCATATATCAAGCCGATCTTCTTCTTGTTCCCTCGAATTACAACGTTAAACCCTGATGCTCTAAGTAGATCCGCAAGATGTTGAACGCCGTTATGATATTCTATAATAATTGCATGATATCTACTAATCAAACGTGGCGGAGCCACACCAAAGAAACCGTATTCACACCCCTCACAATCGACTTTAAGTACAGACCCATAAGGAATATTGTATTTCAGAGTTATAATATCTAAATTATTCGAAAGTCCACACTCACAACGAATCGGCTCAACGACGTCTTTTAGATTGTTTTCCTTTATGTTCTTCTCTAAGTACGACACATTAACGTCAAATGCATAGACTTTCTTTGCACCGTTCAACGCAAAATAAATTGACGAATCGCCTATCCCCGCACCGACATCAACTACTGTCCTTCCTTTCACATCAACATTATATATATCGTCTCTGAAAATTTCCCCGAAAGCTACGAAATTATTTATATCGAAATAGAATTTTAGTATCCTGTCCTTGTACCTAAATTGTATAAATATATCATTGGCAAAAATGATGTCAAGGTCGTGTAACGTCGAAAAAAACCAGGCGTGCCTTTTAGACTTTATTTCCACTTCCAACCCGTTCCTTAAGTTCGCTGTGAAAGGGAACCTGTTTAATGCAGTCCTAAACATGACATGTAACGGGTTATCATATGTGGACATATACGCCTTAAGCATTTTGAAATTCATGATCTTTATCTTGTGTATGTTACACTTAAAAAAGTGGTCAAACAGTTGTTTATGAACTACTTGTCCTCACGGAGGGAGGAGACAACTATGAGAGTAAATGGTCAAGTAATGAATGCCTTCAAACTAAAGATAAGTTACGCCACGGGTAAACACTCTCACTCCTTAATTCCTGCTATTTTAAAAATAATCTGACAAGCAAGAACATAATCATGGGGAATCCCGCGAAAAAAAGAATTGTTTCGTTTAGAATAGAGCATAGAGCAATTGAAATTATTGATTCTAAGAGTAAGAACAGATCTTTAGTGATGAGGGACGCTATAAATAACCTTATCCATGAAGGTATAACAAAGGATGATATAATAGCAGTAGCCCTATCCATCCCAGTAGACGAGAAGACGAGAACAAGTGTTAAAATCAATGAAGAGATGTTAGACGGGCTAAAACGAATTGCCGAACAGAACCAGATTCATATGAGCGAACTCATAAGAATCGCAATATGGAAACACCTCCTGAAAGAAGGAGGTCAGCGTTAAACCCCAGTAAACTTTTTTTAAACACTGTCCAAACATATGTTTAAGTGATACAAGTTGAACCCGTTTGCAGTATTCTTTATTGCAGTTTTTGTCCTAATACCGTTCCTACTGTTTATCATCGTTTTGGCAAACGACTTTACTGGAATATTTTACACGATAGACGGGAGTTCATTTACTCCAGTTGCGAATATCGTAAACTATATGTTGTGGGCATTCGTAATTTTGGCAATAGCTTTAGTTGCAGTCATGATAATATATAGGAAATATACCTAAGCCGACAAAACGGACGATAAGCCTAAATAAAGAGGAAAATTAAAACGCAGATATTAGAAATATTCCTATTAATCCTAAAATGCCTGCAAGTATTACAATTAAATCCGCATCTTCTTTAGTTGTAATATGGATTAAGATACCTAAAATTATTTCAAATACAGACAACGCTATCGCTATTAAGAATAATATCCCTATACCCATGTTGCTCACTATTGTTTTATCTGCTAACTCCTTTTTAAAAATTGAGGGTTAAGAGGTGGAAAGCCTCACTCTTCCAGGGTGGAGAGGAAGTCAACACAGAGAATGCTTAACAAATCCCTCAAACATATGTGTTTAAATATCTGTTTTACAAACATGTTACTCAGTGATAAAAATGATGGAGGTAAAAGACCTATCTTGGGATGGTAAAACTTGGAAAGCACTCATACAAGAAGTACTCTGGTTTAGGGATGAGGAAAGTAAGGAGCCTAGTGCTGTCGTAGTATATCGAGTAGAGAATGATGGCAACAAATTACCATTCCATGATTTTTACATTGCAGTATACAAATCCTGGGTTAAGGAATATGTATACGGTGTAGGACGCTTCCCACTTGACGCACTCGAAGACGCGGAAAGGAACTGGGACAGAGCAATAGAGGAATATGGCTGTTACGGAGAAGGAGAAGGCGAATGCACTAATCCGTTTAGAGAAGCTATAAAAGCCTTAGAAAAAATGGAAAAATCAAAAGAGAAAGAAGAGGGCAACAACAATATATTACTTAACTACTAAATGCATCTAGATTTAAAAAAGTTTAACTATTATTATTTGTTAAACCCTCTAATTCAGGCAGATACTTATGTTCTATTTTGTATAATGTCCTATCTATATAATCTAGCAAAAGGCTTAACACCTGTTGTTGATCAACGTCCCACATATCATAAAAGTCCAGAAGATATTTTACTTCTTCGCGATAATCTGAGTTAAAGGATGAGGTAGCTTCAGCCAGCCTCTTGAACCACTTATACAATTCCACAGAGGGCAATGAATCCCTATCTTGTAATTCACGCTTGATCGCATCGGCGAACTTATTTAATACCTCTTCGTAAGCTTTTAGGTATCTAACTTTAGTTGCATTATCAAGCTCATCATCTTGCATTATACGTTCTACTTTCGACTCCAGTATTAGATGACCTAGATTATAGGCTAGTTCTTCACTCCACCATTCTTTCCACAACTTCTTGTACTCTTTTTCTATCGCTCTCCAGAACTTTTCGTCTGAATTTTCTATCGCTTCGTCTTCTTCGTCTTTAAGATACGAATCTATGAACACTGATAATTGGTCTGGTTCATGATCTGCCATGCACGCAAGCGGTTCGTCATTGTGCCTTGTACAATAATCCACTACTCTATCGAATATAATTTTGGCTATCTCACTTTGCTCCATTTTTATTCCCAGTACAAAATTCCTGTGTCCGTAATATAAGTCTTTCATAAACAGCTGTTTTAGGCAATGAAGCTCAAACCCCTACCAAATTTATATTCATTCTCTGTGTATGATATTAGGGTTGGTTATGTTAACCGAGGACAGAATTTACCGCTTAATCAAACTGTTGCTTTATACCGCTAAAGAGGAGAATACAGAGGTCACTCCGACTAAACTGCAGAAGATCTTCTTTTTACTTGAGAAGGAGAAAGGAGTACAACTAGGGCTGGATTTTAAGCCTTGGTTCTTCGGTGCTTATTCGTCGAAATTACAGGATTATATTGACAAATTGATCGAATTAGGAGAGGTTTGCGTGGAGGAGGAAGAGGAAGTAAGAGATCCGCTGAGCGAAGCAATAATAGGATACATAAGGAAATACGTTTTAAATAGCGAATTTAAACCTGAGGAAGAGGAAAAGGAGATTGAGACGTTTTTCAGGGAATGGGTTAGGAAGAGTAAAGACGAGATTCTAAACTACGTCTATAAGAAATACCCAGAATACTGGGGTTATTCACTAATTAGAGATAAGGTTTTAGGTAGGTTGCAGGAACGAATATGAAGGAAAGTGGACTTTTGTTAACTTCCTCTAAAACTCTTTAAGCCTTTTCGATGCTACGCTAGCTATATACGAATACCACCTTAACCTTGTTAATTGAGGATGAAAGAAGGTTAGAACTAAATTAACGAGAATCAATTTCAGTTCTTCCTTATTTCAACTGAGGTAGAGACGTTAAAGAGACATATAGAAAACTTTCAGTTCTTCCTTATTTCAACACGGGGGCAGGCAAGCTACGCCACACCCCCGCGGGGCGCCCCATATATAGGATACCCCGCTACGGGGGTACCCAATTTCTGTTCTGGGATGTTCTAAATTATAAGTTTTACGCTTATTTCTGTCTAACTGGTTGGGCTGAAACTGTCCCTATTCACTTTCCATATCAGAAACAGCGAAGCGAAAAGTTTATTAACGCCTCAAACAGATGTTTTAGATGAAGAAAAATGTCAGTTTCAGTAGTCGTTCCATCAGCAAAAGCAACAGGAACAGGTGGTAAAAAAGCAAAAATGTTCAAGGTAATTAACGCCCACATGCCAGATGTAGACGGTGTTGATGTACCAGAAACAAAAAAAGCTACTAGAATTCATGATCCAGGAGTAGGGTTGTTAGTCAAAGTAACGTTTGGGTCAGGCGATTTCGACGTACCAACAATAGCAATAGCCTTACTGATTGTCGGTGTGATAATAGGACTATCTGGTCTCATTCTATCTATCTTCGCTACCGCTACTGCCTCAGCAATAAGCAATCCGTCACCAGGAACATTAGCGTATAACCTAACACACCCACTAGTAAACGGTATGGTGTCGTTCTTCAGCTTCTTCCCAACGCTATATGTACTGCTAGGAGTAACAGGAATAGTTCTTATCGCGGCAGGTATTATATCCATAATAATGCAAAAATTCAAAACTGGTTAAAACTCTAAGTCAAACACGTGTTTTTTCGCGACTTTCTTCTTCTTTTAAATCTTTTCTGTTAAGATATTAACATGGCACTGAAACCACCGTCTTCAAACGTAACAATAACAAATACGGTAGCCCCACACCAACATGTAACCCAACATGTTACAGCTTTATCGTTATTCCAAACACTATTATCCCCACCAATTATTTACATTTTCATCGCTCTAGGTATACTATTTATAGTATTTATTGTCGTATACTTAGCGTTCAGAAGGTCGTACATGAAAGACCCAATAAGAGGAGGACTGATAAGGCAAATCCGTCGCTCTAAGAATAGTGACGTTGTAGTGGTGAACGTCGACATATCAACTAGGTCTGCCCAACTATACATAGGTGAAAAATTATCGCCGTCGTTGTACACAGTCCACGACCCAGTGACGGGCGAAGAGCTAATTGTCCCAGTCACCTCGGAATCAATGGTAGGGATGATACAATACGGGAAAATTCACAGACCGTTGCTGATCACGATCAGAAAAAACAACACAATGCCGTATGCGATAAGGTTAGAGACGTTAGAAACGTCAATACCTGTGTCTGAGTATGATACAGCGGAACCAGAATTATTAGCACAGTTGGCTAAGGTTAAAAAAATGATTACTGGTTCTATAACGTTATCCCCTACCACAAAGCTCGCTATTGCTGTTGACCCTAAATTATTACTTAGCCGTAGGTTATCGCAAGAGTTGGAGATATTGAGTACGATACCCACGACGGTTAAGGAGATGAATGCAAACTTAGTGAAGTTATTGAAGTTGCAGAATGAGAGTAAGCGTGTGCAAGCAATGGGTAGGATAATGCTATACTTCGTGATCGGTATAGTGGCTATGATGATGTTAGCAGTACTGTTCGGTCTTCACATAATTTAAGTGATTCCATTTTTTTGCGTCTGCCTCGTCCGTTTTTAAGCAAACTTTTTAATAACTACAAGCAAACATATGTTTGAGTGATGTAAAAAATGAGTAGTAACAATGCTTCATCGCTGATCCCGTTAGATGAATATCTCTTCAAGGTTTTTAATAAGTTCATTTCATCTAAAGATTTTGCATTTGACAGTCAAATGTCAAAAACGTTCGACGGATCGTTAACATTAGTTAACTACAAGCCTATGGCAACATTTACTTTTGAGAACTCGGAAGGATATTTGCCATTTGTACTGGAGATAAGTACTACGTATGGGAAAAACAGTATCAAGAACCCAGAGGACATAGAAGTGAAATATGGCGAAAAGGGTAAAGAAAAGACTATACACCTTAATTTAGGTAATGTCAGCAGGGCAATTAATGGATACGGTTTTAGTCTCCATGAGAAGAGAATCAATGTTAATGTAATTCAAAATGCTACAAGTAAAGATTTTATTTTTGACGTGGTCAGGCTATATCCACGCGTCCCATTTGGTAACAGCAAATCAGAAGAAGAAAAGAAATCAGCTGAGGCAAAAGTAAATACTTTAATTCAAACGTTAGAATCTAACCCTGCAATCCGAGAAAATTTCTATATCACGTATACGATTTACACTTCTTCCTCACAGGACTTATACCCGCACATTATACTCATCCCCAAAGGAATTGTAAATGATATTTCTGATTTCCTGCTATCTCAATACGAACAAACTTATGGCAACGTTACCATACCACCAGCGGAATTTGTACCTAATGAAAATGTTGAGAGTCCTGAGTTGCAAAAATTCCTTGAAAAGTTACCGCTTGATGTTATTGCAGAAGCTGTCGTTGGTACATATGGTTCTTATCCTGCAATATTGTTACCAAAAGGAGACTATTCGCAATCCCTTACAGGCAATGAACGTGTAATCCATCTCGAAAAAAATGATGTAATAGTTTTC